AACCACAGCATCCCCAACCAGGTGGCGCCAACACACCGAAGCCCGACTACAATCGGGACCAGGACGACAAGTCCGACGAGGCTACCAACCTGTCCAACCCGTATGACGTCCAGGGCAACGGCTTCAAGAAGCACAGGGATATGACACCGATATGAGGTAGACATGGCCAAGGCCAAAAAACAAACCGATGTCTTCAACGTCCCAGCGTTAGAACGACACGAACTCATCGCACTGCAGATGTGCTTTGACGAGAAAGAGAACGCTAACCCCGAGCAGCAGACGATCGCCATCAAAGCGATCATCGGCAAGATATGTTTGTACGACATGCTGGCCTACCAGGTCGGCGCGTTCGATGAGACTGCCTTCCTCAATGGCCGCATATTTGTCGGCAAAGAAATCCTCCGTCAATGCCGAGTTCCGATCGGCGAGATGGATCAACAACAAAAGGAGAAAACCCAGTGAAAGACTTGAACAGAATTTACCGAGCACCCGATCCAGACCCCGCGAGTGATCCACCTCCTGGGGATCCACCTCCTGGGGATCCACCAGCTGACCCGCTTCCTGGAGATCCACCAGGCGACCCACCAGCTGATCCACCGGCTGACCCACCAGGTGACGGTGGCAAAGGTACCGGCGACACCTGGCGCACAGAGTTAGCCGGCGAGAATGAAGACTGGGGCAAGCGCCTCGAGCGTTACACCGACAAGGACAAGTTCCTCGAGTCGGCCTTCCAGGCACATGACAAGATCCGAGCCGGCGAGGTATCGCGTGGCATGCCCGAGGATGCAACCGAAGAGCAGATCAGCGACTTCCGCATAGCCAATGACATCCCACTCAAGGCCGCGGACTATGATTTTGCCGGCGCCGAGCGTGAGCTGTCCGAGATGGATCTCGAGATGCTGGGGCCAGTGTCAGAGATTGCACTCAAGCACAACATCTCCCAGGAAGCATTGAACGAGCTGATGGGTACCTACATGGGTGAGACCGATAAGGTGGTCGAGCAGATGCATGTCCAGGACAACCTGGATGCCCAGGAGTTCATGAAGATCGCGAAGGAGAACTGGGGGCCTGAGTATCAGATCAATATGAATCGAGCCACCAACCAGATCAACCTGCTACCGGAGTCCGTTCGAGATGCATTCAAGCAGGCCAAGCTACCCGATGGCCGCGGCATCATGAACAGCCCCGAGATCATGACCTGGCTGGTCAACGTCGATCGTGCGATCACTCCGATGGATCCAATCAAGGGTGGCACCGAGGCAACGCTGAACGATGCGCGTCAGGTGGTCGAGAAGGCGAAGGAGCGTATGCGTGATGACTCGGTTGGCTGGCACAAGGACAACAAGGCCCAGGCCGCATATATGCAGGCCCAGACAATGATTGACCAATTCGAGGGTTCGCAGTAGAATACTTCCCTCCTGGGGTTGTCCTCAATCGCCCTGGGTTGGATAGTACTTGGCCCCGCTCCAGTCGTATGGACAGCGGGGTTTTTTTATGCCTGCTCGGGGGTTGCGCATTTTGGGATCTATGATCTACACTTCACTTCGACGCTGAAGTTAGACCCTTGACCTCAATGAGTCGGCCCCGAATACCACGGCCTCCCCGACAGACCTGACAGTAGAGCCTCCTCAAACATGACGCGGTTAACTTGACACTTAACTGATTAGGAGCAACTGAATATGGCTGATACTGCCTTTCAGGAAATGTTTCGCCAGGAAGTCGTCATGGGTTTTGAGAAGGGTCAAAGTCTGGCTCGTCGCACTACCACAGTAGAGACCGAGATCAATGGTAACGAAGCTACGTTCCTGGTCGCGGACTCCGGTGGTGCAACCGCAACAACTCGTGGCGTGAATGGTGACATTCCCACTCGCCCCGACAATCTAAACCAGTTCACCGCGTTACTCCAAGAGTGGCACGATGTTCCGGAACGCACCAGATTCAACATCTATGCGTCCCAGGGTGACGGTCGTCGGATTATGCAAGAGACCTCGATGAAGGTCATCAACAGAAAGATCGATGATGACATCTACACCGAACTCAACACCGCCTCAACTACCTGGACAGGTGGCGCAGCAGCAGCGACCGTAGCACTGGTCTCGGATGCTCGGACAATCCTCGCGAATAACTTCGCTCTGGATGACGAGCCTTTCGCGATCATCACGCCTGCCTTCTGTGGCCAGCTGATGGGCTTCCGGCAGTTCACTTCAAGCGACTTCGTTAACCTGAAAGGGTTCGAGAATGTAAGTAAATCTCGTGCCTTCAACTGGTACGGGGTCAACTGGATCGTGGACGCAGGCCTACCAGGCACCGGCACCGCTACTGCGGATTGCTTCATGCATGCGAAGGCCTCCATTGGCCATGCGTGTGATATTGAAAACATCCGCACCGAAGTGGGCTACGACCGGAAGAACGACAAGTCGTGGGCGCGTTGCACAACCTTTATGGGTAGCAAGCTGCTGCAGGACATCGGCGTGGTCAAGATGACACACGATGATACAGCTGCCTTCCCTGTTAACACCACATAGGAGGTTGACAACATGGCTTACAATACTAATGACTTGAACCTTATCCAGGCGAATGTCGGTCACGAAGGTGGTTCCGTTTGGAACTACGTCGAGCCGGCGACTGCCCTGGCCACAATCATCGCTGCAGGTTATATCGATGACGGCATTGATAAGGGCTTGAAAGTAAACGACCAGGTGTTGGTCAGTGGCTTAACCAGTAACCTTACCTTGGTTACAGTAGTCGCTGCCAATGGTGACGTAACACTCGTCTAACCTGGTAGTTGAACTGGGGATCGGCTCCTTCTCTCCGGAGGGGGCCGGTCATTTTTGGCCAGTTGATCGCTGGCCCTTTTTATATTGGAGTCCAGTATGGCAACGCCAAAGAAAGCAGCACCAAAGAAAGCTGCAACCGTAGCAAAGCCAGCCGCAACCGCTAAGGTACGGCTACCCGTTAACCCTGTCAAACCAGGTGACGTAAAAATCGCAGCTCAGATGCACAACTCCTGGGCCTGCTTCCTTCCATCGCACTACAATCAAGACCAGGTCGAAGACAAGAAGACCTGGACATTCATGGCACCAAAGTTCGCTGACCTGGATACTATCCGCTGTACTGCAGAAGATGGATCCTGGATTGCGCATGCAGTCATTCGCCGCACGGTCTCGATGGAGGTCAACGTCCAGGTGTACGACTGGATTGAGTTGTCAGCACCAATGATCGCGAAGGAAATCGAGATCGGTGATGACTATGTTATTCGCCACTTCGGTAACGTGCGCAAGTTTGCAGTATGCAACCTGGTCAACGGCACCGTAGTGAAAGAGGGTTTCACGACCCAGGTACAGGCGATCAAATACGTTACCGACCATATCCAGGCGGTAGGCGCGGCGGTTGCATAATCGATGAGGTAGGACATGGCCACAAAACTGTCGTTGTACAACGGCGCACTGCAACTGCTCGGTGAACGGCGACTGGACACGGACACTGATGATGTCTCGACCCGCTATGACCTCGATGCTCTTTACGATGTAGATGCTGTCGATTACTGCCTGGAGATAGTCAAGCCCAGGTACGCCACGTTGATGGTCCAGCTGACTGGTGCTCCACCAGCCGGCGATACCGGCTATTCCTTCGAGGCGCCCCTGCCGGCAGACTTTGTGGCCATGTTCAGCTTGATCGATGGTACGCCTGCCATCTATCGAGACAACCTCGAGCAATCACCGATCACCAGGCTGCTCCGAGAGAGCACCAACCTGCTGTCGGACATCGAGTTCCCGTTCATCCGCTACCTGATCAGCCACACGGATCCGCAGCTGGTCGATATGCCGCCATCGTTCGCGAAGGTGGTCTCGGCCTACATGGCCAGAGAGCTTGCCTGGAAGTACGACCCCGATGCCGAGGAAATGGTCCAGACAAAACTGGAGCAGCGCATCGAGGTATCGAAGGCGGTCGAGGCCAACAACCAGCCAGAGGTCCGCGGGTTTACTCCGGACGTCCTGACTGACGAACTCCGTGCGATCTACAACGACTGCCTGCAGATCCTGGGACTCGCTCCCATCGTCAGCAACACCGATGACAGCCTGGCCAAGAACCGGATCTCGATTGCACTGGACAACGGCCTGGTCGGATCCGTGCTCGAGGACACCAGCTGGAACTTCGGCCTGCAATCTGATCAGCTGTTCCACGATCCGTCGATCGATCCACCCTGGGGCTACGAGTTTGTCATGGCACTGCCAGTTGACTGGCACCGGATCAATGGCGTCTATGTCGATGAACTGATGCGGACCCCGCTGCGCGATTACGTCCAGCAGATTGACCAGGGTACCGGCAACACGTTGATCTACTCGAGCCAGCAAATCATTTACGTCGAGTATGTGAGCAAGGCCTTCCTGACCGACTACGTCAACTGGCCTGATTACTTCAAGCGCCTGGTTGCTGCCAGGATGGCGATCGATGCCAACATACCTGGTGGCAACAAGGAATTTGCGGTTGGCCAGTACACGGCACGGCGCCGTGAGGCCTTCAGCACCAACGCCATCAATGGTGTGCCAAAACGCCTGGCATTGGGCAGCTGGAGCCGCTCACGCCTATACCGCGGGAACATCAATAGAGATCGTCCGTAATGGCCTCGAATATTGGCAAGGGGCTATTCAATAAGTTCAACCGAGGTGAGGTGTCGAAGGACGCCTTTGCGCGGGAGGACGTTACTCGCATCGACAACAGCTGCGAGATCATGGAGAACTTCACGCCCGAGCGCCTGGGACCGATGTCCTTCCGGCCTGGCACCGAGGCAATTGACACGAACCCCAACGGGATCGCGCACGGCGTTGATGATGAGACCCTGCTGATTCCGTTTGCGACTTCGATCGATGATCCGGTCATGCTGTACTTCACGGTGAACTTCGGCCTGCCGGCGATCGACTTTATCCGAGCCAACACCTACCAGTTCTTCGAGCGCCTGGTCACGACCACGACCTGGCTCGAAGGAGACTTCTCCGTGCCGCTCGGTACCGGCTGGACCGCTGCCGATGTGGGAGGTGCTGCGAGTATCATCTCGGGCGGTCAGCTCACCATGACCGGCACCGGCACCGACGAGGCCAAGGTATTCCAGACCTCCAGCACGACCGAGGCCAGCACACCGCACGGATTCTTTTTTACTGTCGACAAGGGGCAGGCCCTGTGCCAGATCGGTACGGGCGGCGTTGACTCCGGAGATCTGTTCGAGGGCTTCTTCGAGATTGGCCAGCACCACATCGAGGTCGAATCCAACTCTGCCGACGACATCACCGTTACCCTGTCGAACGCCAACCTGCGCGAGACCAGGCTGCAAGATGCCGCGCTTCAGGGCGACAGCACACTCGGCACCCAGCTCGAGTCAGCTTTACAGATTGGGATTCTGCAAGGCACCGTCAACAGGTACAAGGTGATGCGCTCACTGCGCAAAGCCGTGTCGGCTGATGTGATGTACTTGTGTGGTGGCCGTGATGAAGATACCGGCTCCGGTGGTTGGATCCCGTTCGAGGTCAAGCGATGGAATGCCACCAGTTTCAGTGTCCAGCGATTCGTGAATGTCTTCGGTCCTTACGAGGGCATCAACATCGGCAACGTCACCATGGAGCCGACCGGTGTTATCGACGGCAACATGACCGTCCAGCCATCGCGCCCGTACTTCGAGGCCAGCCCACCGGCTTACGGATTTGGTAACAGCGACTATGGCTTCGGCACCCTGCTCAAGATTGCGGTCAATGGCCAGATCCAGGCGGTGAGCGGCATCAGTGCCGGCACGGCAACCCAGGGCGTCTTCGTGTTTGGTACCGGCGATGCTCGAACCTTCAACTACACCATCGACACGACTGGCGCCTATACGCTGATCGAGCTGCAGAAATCCTTCGATGAGATTACCTGGCAGCTGGTACCTGGTGGCGACTTCACAGGTGGCGGTGACCTGATCAATATAGCCTTCAATGATGGCCTCGATGGCGCCGAGATCTTCTACCGCCTCGAGTTGGTTACACCAGGTGCGGTTTCGGATCTCGACATGCAGATCAGTTACGCCTACGGCACACTCGAGAGCCAGGGCCGTATCGTGGAGAACGATGCCAACACCCTGGTCCAGGTCGAGTGGTACGTCCCGTTCAACGGCCCGACCGGTACTGAGTATCCTGACTGGTTCATCGGATCCTGGGGAGGCAAGCGAGGCATGCCTTCCGCGGTCGCTCTCCATGAGGGCCGTCTGTGGTTCGCTGGTGGCAATCGTGTGTGGGGGTCAGAGTCAGATTTCTATGAATCATTTGATCGCCTGCTCGAGGGCGCGAGTGCATCCATCGCGAAGGTCATTGGCTTCGGTGCAGCTGAGAGGATCCACTGGCTGGCTCCATCGTCCAGGCTGGTTGCCGGTACCGCGATCGCCGAGATCGATGTCCGGTCCTCAACCTTCGGCGAGGTACTCACCGGACTGAACACCAACCTGAAGGCAGGATCGGATCTCGGTGTTGCTGACATCGAGCCGATCGTGCTCGACAACGAGGTCCTGTTCGTACAGCGGGGATCCACGAAACTGATCGGCATCGACTTCAGCCTGAACACTGAGAAGCATGCCGTCGAAGATTTCAACATGCTGAACTCCACCATCCTTCGCGATGGCAATGGTGTCGTGCAGGTTGCCTTCGCCAGGAACCCAGAGACTCGCGTCTACATGGTCATGAACGATGGCTCGATGAGGGTCCTGCTGCGTGACATCACCGAGGGGATCCTTGGATGGTCTCGCATCGAGGTCGTCGGCGATGGTGGTGTGATGGAACAGATCTTGTCGGTTGCAACCCTGCCGAGCGAGGATGAGGACGAGGTCTGGATCACCACCGCTTCGCAACGCATCCTGCGCTTCGCTGCATTCAGCAAGGCCGAAGGTGGGAGCGACTCGAGGCACTTCGACAACTATCTTTTCTTTACCTCACCAGGTGCGACCATCACCCTGCCGATCACCGCGGGGTTCGTCAATACTGACACGGTTGGTGTCTGGGTTGATGGCATCGATGATGGTGACTATGTCATTTCGGGCAACCAGATCACTGGCGTCACGGTGGGTACCGATGTCACGGTCGGCTTCCGCTACGAGGCCGAGTATTTGTCCAACAAGCTGACCGACTTCGCGAACATCTCGGTCGTGGCCCAGCGCAAGCGGATCATCAACACTGGCCTGCTGATGCGCAACTATGTCCAAGGCGTGGTCACTGTCGGATTCGACCTGGCCAACCTGGCACCGATGCCGACCATCGAGGATGGCAAGCCTGTCGTCGCCGGCACCGAAGAGTACGATCATTTTCCTTTCCCGTACAACGGCACGAGCGAGACCGACCCACGGATCGCCATCAAGGCAACCGGACCTGTGAAGATCCTGGCCTACGTTTACGATGTGAAAGATACAGCGTCCAAGACGCCAACGAAGCAGGGGCAATAACATGAGCTGGGGAGCAGTCATAACGAGTGTCGCGGAGAGTTACATCTCGATGAGCGAGGCTTACAACAAGTCGAAGATCCTCGAGTCTCAAAGCAAACTCGACCTGGTCCTGGCCGGTATCGAAGCCAGGCAGATGGAACGCTCGGCCATTGGTGTCGAGAACCAGGGCGTCCGTGCGGCGCAGATCGAACAGCAGAAAACCAGGACGGTGACCTCTGACGCGGTCGCGGCAATGGCTGCAGGCGGTGGCGGTGTGGATCCCGAGATGCTGCGCAGGATCAAACAGCAGGGCGATTACAATTCTATGTCGGCCATCTTCGATGCCAGGACCAAGGCGATCGACTTGCGCTACCAGGCCAGCATGACCAGGATCGGCGCGAGGTACGATGTCGGCGCCAGTAAGCGATACG